ACTACACGGCATGGCCCTGGGTTGTAGATACATTCAACACAATCAAAGACGCGGCGTCTAGTCTTTGGGGCACCATATCGGCGGCGTGGAACGGTATTTGGGCCACTATTCAGCCTGTCGTTGATTGGATCTACAATATCGCGTGGCCGTGGGTGGTCGGCGCATTCAACGCCATTAAAGACACGGCGTCTATTATGTGGGGTTCACTATCGGCGACATGGAATGGTATTTGGGCCGTTATGCAGCCGGTAGTGAATTGGATTCAAACCTACGCTGCACCTGTTATTAGTGTGGCCTGGGAAATAATCTCTACGGGTGCGAAAATTCTGGGCGGGATCATCGCGTTTGTATTCGCGTCCATCATTGCCGCGGTCACTATGGGAGTCGCCGTAATTCAAGGTGCGGCCACCACGATCAGTGCTGCCTGGAACACTGTTGTTTCGTGGACCAGCTGGCTGAAAAACATGGTCGTCTCCGCGTGGAACATTCTGAAAGGCGAAATCCAAATCGTTAAAGATTGGATTACCAACACGCTTGTTCCCGCAATTACAAGCGCCTGGGACAGGGTCGTGGCCGCTGCCAATACTATGAAAGACGGTGTCAGGACGGCGTGGGACAAAATCAAGGAAGCCGCCGCCAAGCCCGTTAACTTCGTTATCGGCACAGTCTACAATAACGGATTGCGGAAACTCGTTAACGGAATGATGGAGAAACTCTCTCTCGATCTTCGTCTTCCCGAGGCTCCCACGATTGGCGGTTACGCGTCCGGTGGTGTGCTGCCCGGATACTCTCCCGGCCGCGACATTTACCATTTCGTATCACCCGACGGTGGCGGCAGGCTCGCACTTTCCGGCGGAGAAGCAATCATGCGCCCCGAATGGGTGAAAGCCATTGGCGGGCCAGCAATGGTGAATGCCATGAACAGGGCGGCCGCGCACGGGGACCGTATTCCTGGCGGCGATGCGGGGTATGCCGCATTCGCTCCGGGCGGTATTTGGGATCCTGTCAAATCGACGGTAGAGAAGGGTGCGTCAGCTGCTCTTAATTGGATAACTGGCGCCGCTGATGCGGTATCCTCGATCTTCTCCGACCCGATCGGAGCCGTCGAGACTGTTATCAAGGCTCCGGTACACAAACTTCTCGATTCGTGGGGAGGCGACGGGGCAAAACCATTCTTCGACGCCGGAAAGGCAGGCGTTGATAAAACTATTGACGCGCTCGGCGACTGGATTAAAGATCACATGCCCGTGGTCAGTGGATTCGGTGGCGGAATCGGTGCTATTGGTGCCGCCGCGGGCGACCTCGTGAATACTGCGCGACGGGCTATCGGTACACCGTATGTTTGGGGCGGCGTCTCCCCGGGGGGCGGGCTTGACTGTTCAGGTCTCGTCTATTGGGCGCTCAATGCCATGGGTGTTCATGTGCCGCGTCTCACGGCGGCGGGATATCAGGCAATGTCATCGCCCGGCAACCCCATGGTTCCCGGTACGCTTCTGTTCTGGGGTTACCCTGCTCACCACGTTGCTATCGCCTCCGGTAACGGGATGATGGTTGAGGCGCCGACCTTCGGTATTCCTGTGCGTGAGGTTCCGATTTACGGTGGGCCGTCCGCAGGGAATCTGCGCTACGATAATGGTGGATTCCTGCAGCCCGGCCTCTCAACGATCGAGAATAAGACCGGTCGTCCGGAGCCCGTTTTCACGTCAGCTCAGTGGGAGAAAATGGATAAGCTGATCAGCCTTCTGGAGAATCGTGCTCTCGGCCCTGACGTGCTTGAAATTAGGGACGTGGACAATGATCTCGTGGGTCGTATGCAAGTAGAGGCAACGTCGGCCATAGTAGACTATGACCGAATGAACCGATGAAAACCATTGTGACGGAAAGCATATAATAATGCCGATTACGGGATGGATTGCTACACACACTGGGCTGCCGTCAATAATGGCCACCGGCAAGGAACCCGTCTACGCGGGGGATCGTCTTTTCGCTGTCCCTGGAATGGCTCGCGACAAAAGACCACTTACCGGTAGGGCGAAAATGATTCGCGAGCTCGAGGGCCCCAAGCTCACTGAGCCGGTAACAATGATCCTCTCAGACGCATACGCCGTGCCGGGCACCACAATAAAATACACTCAGGGCGACTCCTCGGTCACGCTGACTCGCCCTGAAGTGGAGTGGTGGCGCGGCATGGTGAGCGGCCTCAACGGGCGCACCGTGCCCGGGCTCATCTGGGAGGAGGCCCAGGACAAAAGAGAATGGTCCTCCCCGATTTCGAGATATAACTCACTTATAGCCAGGTGGCCGATGTTAGAAGTAGCTCGCACCGGAGGTGGACAATTCGTCCTAGACGACCCATCGCACGTTAACGCCGTTTGGGAAATCTTGCAGAAGCGTGAGCCTCTCATTCTTACGCCCGGCGCCCCCGCCGACGTTCTCCCATCACGATTCATCACCGTAGATAAGGTCGACAGCGCCAGGATCACGGGAGACGGTATCATTCGGTGGAACGTTAAATGGCATGAGCTCCCCGAGGATTCGCCGATGCTTGTCGGCCCTCACGCGGGCTGGGGAGCCGCGCCATGTGTCACCTGGGGTGAATGGCGTGAAGTCGACAAGGTATGGAAATCGCGCACGTACATTGAGATTTGCAAAATGATTGCGGGAATGCCATGAGAAACGGCCCCACGCTGGCCGCCCTTTCAGACGGCCTCAGCATCGGCGCAAGAATCGATATCATTCGTGGCGGAGAGGTTCTCAAAGCGGGAATCCCCGCCTCCGAAGTAAAGGTCGAGTGGTCTTCAACGAACCGCCAAGTTCCGGGCGCTCTAACTTATTCTTGCCCAATGTCATGGGTGCCGGAGTGGCCGTTGGATGCGCTCAACAATTTCGGGCAGCGTTCCATGGTGACCGCGCTATATGAGAATCGGCGCGGCGATTATTGGGAAATTCCGCTCGGCGAGTTCGTCAACGTGGAATGGTCTGTGTCGAAAGAAAAAGTGAATGTTTCCTGTAAGGATTTGACGCAGATTCTTGCTGATAATCCGAGGCCGTGGCCGTCATCTCCTGCCGCTGGCGCCACGCTGCTCTCCGAAGCCAATGAGCTTGCCGAATATGTGCGAGTGAAATTGGAGGACGATGTGTGGGATGCGCCTATCCCGCGCACCACGCAATGGGGTAATTCGCGAATCGAATCAATCTATAAGCTCGTCGAATCACGGGGCTGCGGTATTCGTAGCGGCGCCGATGGAATGCTGCACATTTTCAAGCTCCGTGACAAGACTGCGCCTGACGAGATTTACACGTACGAGTCCGGTTTCCTTTTGGAAGCCCCGCGCGCCCCGAGGTCGGGCGGCCGTCGCCCAAATCGATGGTATGTTACCGGCAGCAAGCAACAGAAAGCCCAGGGCGAGCAAGAGGAACGATGGACCGCGGAACGCGAAATCACTGACCCTCCATATGAGCCGGCCGGCTACGGCTGGGTTACGTCGCACAAAGAATTCAGCGCCGCAAGCTCGGCGAGAGAAGTATCCGAGGCCGCGGACACGTACATGATTCAAGACATTTCCGCCCGATCCTCCCGCTCTTTGACGATTATTCCTGACGCCCGTATCGAGGTCGGGGATATCGTCGGTGCGATCACCGAACAGGGTGAGCATATTGCGGGTCGTGTCTCAGCTTATAGTCTCCCTTTGTCTGATCCGTCCGCTACAATGAGGGTAGACATAGAGGTACTGGGAGAATAAACAGGGCATCATGGTTAAACCGTCACTATTGCTTGACACGGCACCACGAAATGGCGGCGGCCGCAACAATAACAATGTTATTGTTCAGCAATCCTCAGTATCGTGGACATACGGGAAAATCACTGGCACGTCCGCCACCGACTCTACGCTCCCGTCAGGATGGGTAGAAGTAGGAATCCCATACAGCAACCCAACATCTCACGCTGTCGGTGAATCTGACGGTATTGCCACATGGATAGGCGCCCGCGTACTCGTCATCATTGACTCATCCGGGCGTGTAGTCAAGATCAGTGACCCTATCGCCGAGCCGCCTTCCGGCGCGAAAGTTGAGAACCTCGGGCACACTGGCAAAATTCTCAGCCAGGCAGCAAAAGACGCCGAACGCGCCTTCAAAGAAGCCGACGCCATTCGCGACCGCGCCAACAAAGCCGAAGGCGCCGCGAACAAAGCGGCGAAAGACGCGGAAAAAGCCGTTCAGATTGCGGAAGCTAACCGTCCGCCCGTAGTGGCCCGGGCCGCGCCCGAGAATCCTGTCACAGGATTGATTTGGTATGTCACCGACAATGCCGGGCACATTACCGATGTGCGTATTTGGGACGGTATGCAGTGGGTGACCAGGACGATGGTCGCCGGCAGTATTCTTGTCCCATCGTCTGTGGGGAATGTCTCGCTCGCTGACGGGTCTGTGTCCGCTCGCAATATTTACGCTTCTGGGGAACTTTGGGCCAAGATTGCGGCGTTCGCGTCTGTTACTACGGAGATGCTGACCGCCGGGAATGCTACATTCAATGCGGCAAAAGTTACCGGCGATCTCATTGGTAACCGCCTTATCGGTGGTGAGCTTTCGCTCGTTGATACTGAGCCGTCGTCGGGCGAGAAGAATATTCGTTTCGGTCTTGGTAGCGAATACGGGTTCTGGGAGTCTATCTGGTCTCCTAAAATCGCGACCGTGGAGGAGCTTGAGGGGGGCACGCGGTTCGTTCTGACGGACAGGGATCGTCCTAATCGTAACGATGGCGCGCAGATGGCAATCTACGACATTGCTGTTGCGAAACCAAAAACATACGGTATTGCCGGTGAGGGCGTCGGCAAGGTCGAGGGGTATATTCTTTTCACCCCGTCGTGGAACGGACGCGCTGTTCTCACAATCAACATCGGCAAGAATAGAATCATTAGCATTGACGAGCAAGCGACGGCCGGGCAGAAGATAAGATTCGATTTCACGCTCCCCGATGGTGCGTGGATCCAAGACACGGACACGCCTTTCTACATCAGTGCCCGCACGAACGACGTTTTCACGCCGGGAATGACGCTCGGAATCATTTATTCCATGTACGTGTCATGGAAAATGAGCCGCTCCTCTGGTTTGCATATTTTCCGCGACGACGAGGGTGTTGCGAAAATACAGATCACTGATCGTCAGGGTGGCGAGCTCGTCATGGACACGAATGGCGTGTCCTATGACCCGCCCGGGTCGGCTTCTCCTCACACGTCGTCTTGGCGTACTTTCACGGAGCCGCCTTTCGCCCATATGGCAACAAATAACGCCCGGCTGTGGACGGTGAAAGACAAATGGACCAAGGTCCCGGTCGGGTCGCATGAGAAAATTGTTCGTGGTGGAATGCAGGTAGACGGCGTTGAGATCATTATTCCGCAGAGCGGGCTTTATCGTCTAGACGGCACAACGTGGTACAGGTCATCGTGGGCCGGATACGTTGGTGGCACGAAGGTTTCTAGCAGCAACGATGATGAACATGGTGTTTACATGTATGCTGCGTTGAACCATGGCCTTTGGACTGCGTTGCAGGTTACAGGTGTTAGGCGTTTGAATGTCGGGGATCGGATTGCGCTTTATACGTATCAGAATATTGACGAGGGTACAATTATGGATTGGGGCGAGATGACGGTTAGCTGGCTCACCTACTGAAAATTGTGCAACAATATTTTTAGGAGAAAACAATATGCCTAACACTAGGTGGACCGGCGGTATCGTCCCCACAGTAGACGATAATCTCATTGAGGCCTGGGACGCGTACGATGATTCCGCTGGCAGGGTTATGCCGGCGGCATCCGTAGCGGCAGCACGGGTCATGTTGGCGGCCGCACCGTCCGGAGCAGTATCGAAAGCACGCCCCGCAGTTTTCATTATCGACGACATTCTGTACACTGCCGACGGTTCCAAGGCAGGCGACGGATCATTCAACATTAACCCGGCGAACTCGTTCAGCGGTGTGCTCTATCGCCATCGTGATAATACGAACGGCCGTGGGCGCCCAACCTCGGATCACGCCACTTACACGTGGGGCGACGGTATCGTCACTCTGCCGATCAAGAGTCTCATGGAGTTCTCGCTTGACGTGTGCGTGAGCATTGCGCACGAGGACTATCATTCCGAGGAGGAGAAGGATAAGGCGGTCGGCTCGTATTTCTTCGGTTTCAAGCTCGACAATCGTGGTATTTGGCAGACCGAGATTCAGTACAATCGTACGTTTATGACGCATCATATGCAATGGCGCCTCTCCGTAGAGGCCGGTTCGCATAGGGTTGCTTACACTACGGCGGGTAGTTATGGTGCTGACCCGTACTGGCATTACGATGGTGGCGTTTTCCCGGGTACCGTGTTTACGGTGGCTACCCTTGGTGCTACCCGCGTTGACCTGTAATCGACAAATATAGTTCACTATTAGAAATAGGTGATAATAATATGACCAAGGTCATAGCGACGGTTGTGAATGCGGCCGGCAAAACGGTCAACGCAACAATGAGCGTCCGCCCCGAAACCGTGTACACGTCCGACGATATTACTACCGTTCCCGCCCCGGTGCGTGGCGATGCCGACGACAAGGGCAGGATTGAGGTTGAGGTAAACGCCAGCCACGGCGGCCGATGGGCAATTGTTCTAAATGTTGCCGGAGTTTGGGCGCGAGAAGTCCGCGGAGCGGAATTGCCGGCCTCCGGCGACGTGCAGGTAACCTCCCTATCGGCATGGAACGGCAGCAGCACCCCTGATCCCGGCAATCCTGGCGGCGGCGGCCAGGGCAATACTGGCAAGATCACCGTTAGCGATGATGGTCTTACCTGGACTTACGGAGAGTGAGAAAACACGATGGCAAACGTTACTGGGTACACTAAGGCCGGCGTTGATAAGCTGGTGACCCCGCTATTCTCCTCGATCTCGCCTTTCACGGCCGGCGGACACTACTACTCCCCCGTCACGTACTTCTGGCCCGATTTCTACAATGAAGGCCAGGCCGGAAAGATCTCAAAGTGGGCCAAGACACTGGCCTACGGGAACGCTCTCGGCTACGTGATCATGAATCGCTCCACGGGCGATTGGTCCGCCAAGGATAACGACTTTCTTACGCAGGCTCAGCGCGCCCGGGCGGCCGGGGCAAAGAGAATTCTTTGGTACATTCCTACCCGTTACGGTGTCGCGTCACTCGCCAATGGTGATGCTGGTCGGAATGGTGTGCCGGACCCGGACAAGTTTACGCGTGAATATATTATGCAGTTGTGCGCCAACCTGCGCTCCCAGTACGGGGATATTTTCCAGGGAGTATTCTTGGACGAGGTAATCAACGGCTGGGGCGCACAGGCGGGACGGGTCGGATGGTACGGTGACCTCATCGGCGAAATTCGACGCACCTACGGCAAGAATTTCACAATCGCTATCAACCCTGGCAGTAATATTACTGAGGCCGTGTGCTCACTCGATTTCGACGTGTGCATGAGCTTCGAGAATACCGCCGCCAAGTATTTGACTGACACCCCTAATAACCCGATCGCGAATGATGTGATGCGGGCCCAGCCTTCCACCAAGTGGTGGCATGTTATCCATGGGGTTACGAAAGAGAATTTCCGACAGGTAATCGATCGTGCCGCGTCATTCGGTGTTTCACATTTGTATGTGACCGACGGTGAGCTGGTGCAGGGTGAGGGCGGCCAGTGGGTGCCCGAGAAGAATCCTTATCAGAATCCTCCGTCGGATTGGATCATGGAGCGCGTGGTCGCTTGGCATGGCGGCTACCTCGGTCTGGCTGAGCGCGTTGCTGCGTTGGAGGCCAAGGCGGCTCCGGCCCCGTCTCCTCAGCCTGGCGCCTGATGTTTCACGTGAAACATTCCCCGCTCGCCGCACTTTCACGGTGAGCGGGGAATGTTTTCATGCCCGGCGCGAGAGACTATAGTCCCAAGCGTTGGTAGTTTCCTCCGTGCTCGCGAGCAATATCGTCCAGGACGCCCATGAGGTCGGAACGAGCATCGTCCTGAACGTCGATTGACGGCGAGTTCAGGATTGAGTGAATCGTATTATTGATCTCTCGGAATTGACGAGCGGCGATTGCGTCACACTCTACGGTAGTCCACTGTCGTGCTAGACGGCGCGCAAGATAGGACGTGTTCTCACTGCTTGTCTCATGGTAAATGCCCACGACACTCAATGGCCAGCCCCAGACAACCCATTTACTGACAGCACCACTACCGTCGTTTTCTACGGTGACGTCAATTCCGACCCCCTTATATTGGTTGTGCCACTTCAGATGGGCGACCATGTGTGTTTCGTCAATGTCACACTCGTCGGGCTTCGGTAGCCACAGTTGTGTGAGGCTGATCTCGTGCTCAATTTTCAGCATTGGGTTATTCGCTGTCATGAGACGCTCCGCAAAAGTAGGTTGCAGCGCATCGCAGAATGCTCCGGACTGCAGGATTCTTCATGAGTCCATCCGGCCGAGACGCCGCGCTTCGTCGTCACTACAACGCCATTATCGGTGATCTCGATCTTCCCCGACGAACACTCAATGGTAGTGGCTCCTGCACGGTCGGAAATGCGTGGTGACGTGATCGCGTCTCGCAATTCCTTAACAATCGCCAACGCAATTTCCCGCCGGTCAATCTTGCTCATTATTCCACCTCCCGAGCAGACGGTGTGACGCCGATCTGCCCCTGATAATGCGAACCCAATCCGTTGGTGCCGTACGGTGTACTGGCGGGCCTGTCCAAGTCCTCGAAAGCAATCTGTGCAATCCTATCCCCAGAGAAAAGACGTGCGGGCTTACTGGAGTGCAGGTTAGCGATCTCCAAAGTCACATTTCCCTGGAACCCTGGGTCAATGTATCCCGCGGACACGTGTACGAGAATTCCGCGTCGCGCCCACGATGATTTGCCTTCCACCCTGGCCACTAGATCGGCGGGCACGCTGACTTTCTCCTGCGTGGACGCGAGAATAAACTCACCCGGCAGCAACTCGTAACCATTCTCGTCGATAGTGATGTTTTCGTCACCGTGACGGTAGGTGATAATGTTTTCGTCCAATCGCACTTCCACCGACGCCGGTTGAATAGACAGCGGTTTGCGCCAGTCAGAGACGAGTTCACCCCAATCGATTCTGCGTCGGAGAGTGAAATCACTCAGCGTAGCCATTGCGGTACCCCTTCGTCTTCGTTTTCCTTGATCATGTGGACCGTGTAGCCTTTATCACGTAGAATTGTTTTGGCTTCAAGGGCAAGGGCGGGATTCTCTCCCGGTACGATTCCTACCGTGTTTTTACTGCGCTCCGACAGTATGATCGCACAAACGTACGCACCATCATCAGATGAATCGCTATAAGTGAGCACATACCCGCCCATCTCATCCGAATGTGTGCATCTAGTAAAAGTGATCCTTCCTTCGTGCCATGAGCGCAAGGCAAATGTCAGTCCCTGAACGCGCTGCACTGTGTGCATGAGTGCACGGATCGCGCCAGGCGGGTCGATCGAATAGCTCCTGATAGTGAAGTTACAGTCGGTGGCATGCATAAACGCGGCCGCACCCCACAGTTCACCGCATTTCGCCAAATCAACGAAAACAATATCAACAATATTCTCCACAATACTCATGCTTCCTGAATATAGTTGCTGAGATGATCGTGTGAAATAGCGGACGTGAATTCTGTGAGCCGGTCTCGAACCTCCCTGGCGCGATCCTCTGGGATGAGCTGTCTATCGATAGTGTCCCAGTAGACGTTTCGCAGAATCGCGATCACCGTCTGGCCTCCCCGCTCGTTGACGAGTTCACGAAGATACCACGCCGCTTTCCCCATGTCAACATTCTCGTCAGCACCATCCTTATGGCCGGCTCTGAAAATATACTTCAAAGCACTGCCAGTCAGATAGTCTTTGTCGCGAATGAAAGTGATGGGCTCAGGGTCGAGGGCCGCATAATGCGACGGGCGAGACACGACATTCTCGTGCGCATCATCCTCGACATTCTCATCATCTACAGGCGACACAACATAATCTCCTCTCTTTGTCTGGGTAATCGAATACTCGCTGTACTTGAAATAGTGTCTACGCTCTACACCAGCACGAACAGAATCGAAACCAATCCCCTTGTCGTCGCCGGTTTGCGCTATGATTCTCTCTTTGCTACCGTCCGACAGATACAGCCAAACCGGCTTCAGAAACACCACGTCCACAGTCGTCCACACTGTTCTCAGTTGCCGAGAGTGCCGACCGTGGCGAAATAGGCGAAGAATACTTGAAGCCACCAAAAAGCACGCCACGCCAATGACAGTCCAATAACACCGACGATGAGGGCGACTGCCCCCATTGCCATACCTTCGCCTGTGGACCTCGGCTCGCGAAGCCATGCCATGAAACGATTCGTGGGGCGCGGGGGTGCCATTACACTGAGCGGCACAGACCATGTTGGGGGCGCCGGGGCAGGCCGAGGCGGCGGGGGCGGCGGAGTAGGTGCACTGGTCGCGGGCGGAGGCGGTGCGGGAGTCGGCGCCGACGGGGCACTCGAAAAAGTAGACATAATAGTTTCTTCACTTTCCGTTCAGTTCTGCCATGAGACGGTTAGTCCAACCGTCACTGTAATTGAAATTCGTGCGCTTAGCGTGACGTGTGCTCTTGATTCTCTTCGCTCGATTCCTCTTGTGCTCCTGAAACTCGATCGTCTTGCAACGAACCTCGTCCTCGCGCCCATCCATACGGCGGATTGCTGGGTATTTCATGATTTGACCCACTCGATCCCGTCACCGAGAAGCCCGCGCATATCATTGATCAGGTTGCGAGCGTTCCCGAGCTCCTCCTCGCTGATATCGAAAACTCGGTAGACGTTTCTTTCGGTGCAGACCACGAGGAAGAAATCGTGTGCGCATTCGGGGATGAAAACGTTGCGGACGTTTCCGATGAGGGCGGGCCGCTGAACGGGAATGGCCTGTACGAGGTCGGCGCCAGTGAGAATTGCGACAGCGGTCACTCGCTCAACGGGGATACCCCGAAATTCGTTCTCGCCTTTCTCGTACCCCTTTGCAGGGAAGTGAATCTTGGTGCCTTTCAAATTGGTGAATACGGCGCCTCCTGTAGTTTTGCATGATCCGTATCCGGTGCGACGGCGTGCCATGATGGCTCCTTCTTCTAGTGTGTGATGGTGGTGGGCGGTGGGTGGCCCGTCGCCCGTGACGGGCCACCCACCGTTATGTGTGTGTCAGTGCTCCAGCCACTGTTCGGCCAGGTAGGCGATGGTCTCGTCAGTCAGGGCAGAAAGTCCCTCGTGGACGACAGTGAACCCGTCGACATCGTACTGCCAGAGTCCCCAGGAGACGACGTCCTCGCACACGTGGAGTCCGAGCGTCCGGCCGCCATCGGTAGTGCTCCGCTTGAGGCCGATGACGTCGCCGGTCTCGTCCGTCCAGTAGTCCGTGTCGGCCCAAACGTCGGCGGCCGTGCCGACGGCGTAGGCGACATCCTTGTCGGTGGTGATGTTCTCGGCGGTGGCGGTCATTGTCTTGTCCTCTCTATCCCTGGCTGGGTGGCTTGTCCTCCCTGCCGATGACTCAATCATGCTCTCCCGTGCACCATGAGTCAACACGCATGGGCGGTGGCCTACCCCACAAAACCAGTGTTGTGTGAGGTGTTGACAGACGGTGGGCGTGTGTGGTATACGCGCGCGCACGTACCTATATATGCTACGGACGTCCCCAGGTGCTCATGATAAAATTAAAGCCACCGAAAACCTTTACGAAAGGCGGTGCAAAATTGGCAGATTCCGTCACAGAATATGCTGCGTCGGAAATGAAATATTGGTGCACCACAGGCGACTACGGGGGCACCGGATACGCCCAGGACAACCGGTGGACTTGCTATTGGAACAGCAATGACGCAGGCTGGAAAACCGGCCCCGGCGACATGGATTGCAGTAGCGGCGTAGCGGGCGCCTACAATATTGCATTCCATAACGTCTGGGGAACCGGCTGGGATGATCCGATCATGTTCCCGCGGACCGGCGAAACGTGGACCGAAACTCTGAATTCTTTGGCCGCGAATCGCGGTTTCATGGATATTGGGGACACTTGGTACGGGTCTACACCGTCGGGAGGATTCCATGTCGGCGACCTCGTTCTGAAAACTACCGGAGACGGCGGACATGTCGCAATGTGCGTGCGCGAAGACGACGGCTCATTCAACGCAAGCGACCCACTCCTCGCTGAAGCGTGGATTAATGAGAATGGTGAAATCGCGGAAGGTCAGATGGGCGACCAGACCGGCTATGAAACACACGTAGTCCGGTATAGTAGTCACCCGATGACTGTCGCGGCCTCGTGGTCTACATGCGTTCGTTTTGGAAAGCGTACCGATTCCGATAACGGACATGAGTCAGCCGGTTCGTACCGCCTTTCTTCAATTCAGGAGGCCGTTCTCAGGGCTGCCGATGCGGAGAATTGTCCGTGGTGGGCTGCTCTGGCGTGCCTGTGGATGGAGACCGGCGAGCGTGGCGCAAACATTTACGGGCACGACGCCGGGGGCGCCGGCCCGCACGGCGAGGAAGTGACCGAAGAGAATTTCCGTGAGTTTCTTGCGGCGATTCGAGACGGCGAAAACTCAAACGGTGTCGGTCCGTTGCAGATTACGTATCCGGGTTATTTCTTTGATGACCCGGATCGTGAATGGTGGATGCCGGAGAAGTCGGCTGAGGTTGGTTGCCGTATTCTTCGTGATCTTATTAACGCTGAGGGCGATTCTTATGAAGCGTTGAAGCGTGTCGGGTCGCGTTATAATTCGGGGAATCCGTATGATGCGTATGAGTCTTATGGGATTCTTTTCAGTAGTCGTTGCAAGTCTTGGTATGATTATGGTCGTCCTTCGGGGGGCGCCGGAGAGGAATTTTGGGATATGAGCGAGGGCGTTGATCTGCTCAGGGAGATTCGTGATCTTTTCCGTAGTGGAAAGGCGGGGGATCACTTTGCTGGCGACATGAATTGGTACGCCAAGGCCACCTATGAGGAGGTTAAGTCTATTCACGCGTCTGTGGATCAGATTCTGCATTCTGTGACTCCGGGTCAGGAGAATGTTCGTGAGGCGGGTGCGATTTATGGTGCTGTGAATGAGATTCGTAAGGCTGTGTCGACGCCGTCGTCTTTGCAGGCGCATGATGGTGTCGCAGAGTCTCCGACCCCGGAGTCTCCCGCTCCGGCTCCGGAGCGGAATTCCTGACGCGACATGTTGGTGTTTCATCGTGGCATATTCGCTCGCTATTATGCTGAGTGTCGTGCCATGATGGAGGTAACGTACGAAGGGCTTCACTCTCTTCCCCCTTCGTATCCCCCGGTACCGTAGGGGTGGGCATGATCCCCGGGAGCAGTCAGTGAGTGATTGTTTCCGGGGATCATGTTTTATGTATGTGCTACACTTTCCTGCGTACCGCTTATTGGTTAATACACAAATATTTTCCTACGCGTTCCGACGGTGCAATAAGAAAATACTATCGCCCTCATGTTTTCCTACACACATTACCCCCGACATGCTCTAGGAATCGGCGTGAGGGCGATAGTATACAATCCATCCAGTGAAAGTGAAAATCAGGGTGACTAAGTCGCTTTATGTTGCTACTATTTTTGCGGCCGTCATGGTGACAGCAAACACTGCGCTTATGGTGTACGAAGATTACACCAATGGCACCATGAACGTGACTCGCGATTCCCTGTGGTGTGTTGGTGCGATTATTCTTTGGGCCAGTGTGCGCACTGTCCGTTTCATGCGGACTGTCGGCTACCATCCGGGGTTCCATAGAAAGTAACTAAACATAACATTCCCCGCTTGACATTATCATTGTTAGGCGGGGAATGTTATATAATTCCTATTGCAGCCCTGCCAAAGCAGTCACAATAGAGTACATTAGATATACGATGCTCAATTTCTTGAACGATGTTCTCTCAGACGCCACCCTGGTGGCTTTGGCGGCTCTCACGGGCACAATATTCTCGAACGTAACGCAGCGCAAAAATGCGCGCGACCAGGAACAGATCTCAATCCTGGACATTACCGTCCGATCTCTTTCCGAACGGGTGACCGCCCTAGAGGCAAGTCTTGCAGCGGCCGAAAGAGCTGCGGACCTGGCGGAAGATGGCCGCCGTCGGGCTGAAGTGAAGTGGTGGGAGGCCGTCTCTTTCGCGCACACTGTTCTCGATTGGGGTAGGTCCCTGAAAATTCTGATACCATCTGACAGAGAGGACTCAATCCCTACTGAGCCTCAAATTCCGGATTCCATGAGGTGATTTATAACAATGTTTACTCCTGAGGTCCGCAAGGCCCTTTACGCCCTGCTCACCGCCATTCTTGGCGTTTTCGCCGCTTTCAATGTTATTTCCGCGGACCAGGCGTCTCAGTACGCTGACGCTGTCACCCAGATTATTGGCGCTCTGACCCTGGCGCTGGCCACGTACCACACTCACCCCGCTGTGACGCCTGGCCGTCACGCTGCCGGTGAGGGCGAGGCCACTGAGGACAAGGTCGCCTGACCTTCACCCTTCATAGGACACTACTGCCCCCCCCCTACCGCTTGTCAGGTAGGGGGGGGTAGTAGTGTTTCACGTGAAACATGTCCCCGTGTTTCACGTGAAACACTCATCGCCGTTCCACGTCGTCCCCGACGATGCGGGCGATCACGGCCTCGTCGTGACGTTTAGTGACTGCCCACAGTAAAAGATGACGTCCCGCATCGCGCGCGTCGTCCGCATCCGGCTGGCCCACATCGGTTCCGGTAGGCCAAAAACCAAGAGACTTCAAAACATGGTCGGGCATGGTGGTCTTTGCCATTGTGGGAGTCTGCCAGACGATATCCCCGATCTCCCATTCCAGCACGGCGTTGATTTTCACTGGGGTGAGGTCTGCAAGGAAATTGTTGCCCGGTCGAAGATCGAACTGTTCACACACGACAACGTCCGGGGCGAATTCGTTTCGTGTAGCCAGAATGTCGTAGACGCTAGCCGTCCAATGTTCATACTTGAATTGTTGAACGTGAATGATTGAGAATTCGTGGTCGTCGTAGAATTCTCCGACGACGATTCCTGTCGACTTGCCGGGGTCGACGGCCATCACCCGCTGCGTCACGCCTTTCCTCCTTTCTTCCGCAGATTACGCCGCGACTTGTTCACGGTAGCAATATTTTTCACCGTGTCCGAACGCACTCCGTCTACCCTGAGCCATAGCGTGTCCGGCGCCATTGGCTTCCCGCGCCCCTTCTTCAGAGTCCACGGCGTATCCGGGTCATCTGGGAAAGGCAGATTCTTGTAGCACCATATTGCACAATCCTGTGGAGAGTCGAAATGGAAGTCCTCTTTCGGAATGTATCTTTTCAGATCATAGATGCGTCGCATGAGTGAGGGGGTGAGCCATTTCGGTAGTTCCTTGTACATGCGAAGCGATGAGCTAGTGCACGGGCAATTCACGGGTTCGCCGCCGCTGAAGCGCGAGACACGAATCCACTTCTCTTCCCCGCAATTCACGCAACGCATATGAAAATACTTATGGTGATCGCTCATGAACCTGTACTCGGGGGACGTGACTTCCCACTGTCGAAAGCGGCGTCCCACCATTTTCGGCTCTTCCCCGGTCAAGTCTTTGTTTACCGGCTTGACCGGATGGAGAATGCGGCGGTTGCGACCTTTCTTTCTTGTCTTGGTGCGTATGATAGAGATTTCACCGGGGCGAAATACTCCGTTCTCGGTCGCGAACTCCCATTCAAACACAACCGATGGGTTGAATTCGTTGTAGCACCATTCGATAGCTGACATCATGCCGTCGAACTCAAAATTATCTACACCATTCTCCTCTCGCCACGCCCAAATATTGAGGCGAATATCGTTGTAGGAACGGCTCGGCATGAGCGTCTCATTTGCTTTGCGATGGTAGCGCAAATACGGCATATCCGGCGTATGATCTAGTGCCACGTCAAGGTTACACGGAGCGATTGGTTTAGTAATGTCAGGGCGCACAAAACGCCATTTCTTATCCTCTGGAACCTCCAAATAGGTAAAACACCACTCCAGGGCATCATCCACGGAAGGGAAAAGGAACTCTCCACTGGGGACGCTCGTCTGAAGCCGCTCCAACCTGTTAGCAGCTAGCCTATACAGCTTGTACGATGGTTGCATCATTCGTGTTTTCTCTCTTCTCTTTTTGGTTGAATAGCGGGGGCAACAATCATGTTGCCCCCGCTATTCAAATCATACGACCATGTGCGTCAGAAAACTACCGGCGATGCAGTCGCAGTATTCCTCTTGGCCTCGAAATCAATGGAAGAAATCTCCGCCCTAGGAGGCCAGAAAGCCGGCTTCGGGGCACCATCCTCACCAAGGATTGTGATCCCATTCTCGTCCTGCTCGTATGCGGGACGACCATAATCGTCCAAACGAGGCCTGGGCTTGCTCATCCGCGTCACCAGTGTTGCGTGAGCGCCTTCCAGATTCTCGCACACCCGCTTCACGGTCGTATCGATCTTCTGCGGTGAGAGGAGATCGGCTCTCTCCCTAGCATCAGCCGGCCACAGACCGGCGACGCTGAAATACTTCGGAATGTTGAAGTGAATGAAAGTCTTTCCATTCTTGTTGATAGTGAAAACGGTGCGGTCAGTGAGGGCCTTTCCGGCGTCGTTGTCGTCGCCGTCGATCATCCAATCGGTGACAAGCATCGGCCTGCCACTCTTGGATGTGGTCATTTCTGCCTTGGTGATGAATGCGGAGTGTTTTCCGGGCTTGGGCGGCTCGAAGTTACCTCCGCCAGTAGCGACTTCCAGTGATGAGAGGTCGATGCCGAAGTTGAGGCCAGTTGCCATAATGTGTGCTCCTAGAAAGTCGAGTGCGTGGTGATGTTTTTCAGTTCTCGCCGTCGACGGGGTTGCTACTGAGCGCTTCCCTGATCGCGTCGGCGGCAATAGCGAGAGTCTCAGCGGAGACGCCACGGTCAGCGGTAACAGTGATCTTAGCCATAATAATTTTCTCTCTTCCTATGTTTTGGTTAGTGGCTAGTGATGTAATTGTGAATCTTGGTCATGCTTGGATTCCCCATTGCTGGCGGGAACCCGCGCGTCTGTTGTTTTGTCACAACGTTGGGTTTGCGAGTGTACAGTACTGGCACGGTGATTTCTTCCCCGTCCCCATTGTCCACGTTCGCCCATTCCATGTAGCCGACGAAATTGAACAGGGCGGGGATGCGCTGCCCAGACTTCTGCCCCTCGAAGGAAGGGGCAATGAACGTTTCCCCAGTGACTTCATTGCTTTCGCGCGCGGAATGTGTGATAGCAATGAACGAAACATCGGGGGCGTCCAGGAACACACTGATCGCCTTCAACAAGGAATCGTACACCGCCCGCCATTTCGTCCACGTATCATTCGACACGGCCTCATAGTGGGACAGAATGAGTTCCTGACACTTATCCAGCGTGTCGAACACTACTGTCTTGTAGGGGAATTCTACAAGATTGCGTGCAATATTGTCGCAAAGATTAGCGCAATCAACCCACTTGTCACAATGCACGACAGTAATGTTTGCGGGGTTCCCCCAATCCCGTACTGGGAGCGTGCCAGATTCGAAATCAACGTACAGGACGGGCGACATGTCGTCCACCTGTGATGCCGTGGCTGCGAGCGATGTTTTGCCGACGCCACTCATGCCATGAATGAGCATGTTGAAATGATTGTTCTGTTCCGGGTTCACGACCGTCATTCCTAGACGAGCAAGAGTGTCCTCGAAAGTCATAGTATGTTTCACCTCCTAACCGTTGATATTGTAGTTTTTGAATGCTTCTGTGTGGCGCTCATGCGAGCAGTACCAACATAGAGGAGATGACTGGAGCCCGTCAACACCATCGTCATGTGACCTTGCTCTCTCCCAAATGTTTTGGAGTCTCTCCAGGGCCGCGAGCACAACGTCCCGCCGCCATGGGAAAGAGAACTCACAAATACTGTCCGGCACTACCTCTACGCTGCAGTCCCTTGGAAGGGCGACGATGGAACAGTGAGTCACCTCGTGTCCGAGTTGTGTGAGACCGTACCCGTAGAGCATGATCTGAATATAGTATTTACGGAATTGGCCTCCTACTGCCGTGTTGGCGAATCGTGGTAGACCATTGTCCCTTTTGACACTCTTCCTGAATGCGGAAATCTTTTTCCGTGAGAGCAGCTTCCAGTCTAGGACCGTCGCCGCTGCAATATCGAAGCGATCCACGCTCCCAGAAATACGCCCATAGTCTTCAAGATCGCATACCTCTACTCTCTGCTCCACTAGAACATTCGGTTCGTTTCTTGTGCGTGATTCGGCGAAAGCATGAAATGCGGTGCCCAGGAATGGCGCCAGTGGCGTGCCCGTATTCTCCGTGTCGTGCGGGATTCCGAGAAGCTTGTCGGCAATGCATCGTTCGCAATCGTCTCCGATTTCGCTCACGCCGATGCGCGTTTGTTTGTCGCGTTCGGTTGGGGCGAAAACATCACTGACCGCCGTTGCGGCGGCCGGGCTCAAATTCAAATTTCTCTCCTTCCTGAATTGCGGCGATGGCGGCTAGCCTGACGTCACGGTGAACCTCAATGTCTCCGCTCGCAATATCTTCAATGAAGAATAGTCTTGCGTCGCCGGCCGGCATGATTTCATAGACGGTGCCGTCAAGCTCTTCTGCTCGCATTGCGGCTTGTTCGAGATTCGAGTAGACCCGGTAGTCGCCTTTCTGCGATGATTCCCATACTAGATAGACGCCCATTAGTGTTTTTACTCTCTCTTCCCTAAATGTTGATAGTGTGTGTTATTCGATAATGGTTGCTGTGAGGCCGGCCCGCTCCTCGATCGCTGTAGAAATGACGGCCGCATAGCATTGGATCCGCCAAATGTTCTCCGATCGAATGCTGGGCACGTGCAGTTGCATTGCCTTGACGCCGAACTGTGTCGGCCACTTCAGAAGAATAGTGTGGCCAGCGATTTCGTCAATCGTGGTGCCCTGTGTGATGCGCATAATATTTTTCACCTCTCCTCTGTGGTGAGCTCATAAATGTCGAGGCTGTTATTGGTGGCCATGCCGCGCACAATGCCGACATTGTCTGCCGTGACGTGGATGACGTTAATGTCTGAGTGTTTGTCGTTCACTGGGGCGACGGTCAGGAAATTCCTGCCGACTAGCTCGCTGTCGTCGGATACGAGAATGTCCCGAACGGTGCCTGTCATGCGGCGTCGCACTAGGTGAATGGCCGAGCCACCGTGTGTTTCTGTCTTCATGGCATCTACTGTAGGTGCGTGGTGGTAGCGCACGCAACCCATGTGGGCGTGGCGCCTATCACATCTCATATGAGGTCGCTCTCACGCAGACGCTCATACCCCGCCGCCAACCTCGGCTCCACAGCCGTCACGTCAACAGTATCCTTACACTGCAAAAGAAAACGATTCACCGGCTTCGTCTGCCCCTTACGATTCAAACGAGCAGACGCCTGCAAATTCAAAATCACACTATTATCCTCACTCAACCAAACCTCGGTATTGCAAACATTCTGCAGACCATCTATTCCTTCTGCAGCGGCCGCAATAACAGCGCAAAGAATACGCGGCCCATCGGGGTCCAAAAACTGCCGCCACTCATTATGGTAGTCACTGGACAATTCAACGCTCCGGTAGCCAGCATCTGTCAGTCGCTTCCGCAACGGCGTCATGAATTTACGTGAGTGACACCACAGAATAATCTTCTCATCCGACGGCAGATCAGACAGAATATCAAGGGTCGCGTCGATCTTCGAGGATCCTCGCTCCTCGAACTCGACACTATCGCCCACGATTCTCAATGGTCCGAGAGTGACCTGCCTGAGCCTCCCGTCTAGAACGGCGGCGGACGAGGCAACGCTAGCCCCACCATCCATAACCGCCAAACGATGATCCACAAACTCCAGATACATCCTCTTCTGTTTACGTCGCATCCCACAGACAACGCGTTGAACATTTACTGGAGGTAGATCACCAAAAACCTCACTACCCCGCATCGCAGACCAAATATCACCCACGGAATCACGAAGAGTGCCGGGAGTCTTTTCGCCACCATAAATCCTGGCATGCGGGGACGCCGCAAAAGGATTGAACTCAGAAACAAAAAACTCATCCGCAAACCGGTAGAAACTACGATCGACACTGTTCGGGTTCAGGAATTTGAGAACACCGTAAATGTTGACGGGTTTATTGCCAGCGGGCGTGCCCGACAAGCCGAGACGATACTTTGACTTCAGTGCCTTCACGGCCCGGAAAGACTGGGTGCGATGATTGGCGATACGGTGCACCTCGTCCACGACCACCATGTCGAACAATTTCTTCGAGAAGGAAGCATTAGGCCACTTCCCCGCTTCTACCGCCTTTCCCAGGGAAACCAATAGCTCGAAATTAATGACCCACCAACCGTCCTCGCCGTTCAGCATGCTTTCAATGTTGGTGCGCCCCGCCTTAATGGTGCGCGACAGCACCTTCGCTTCCCGGCCAGTGATGGTCTTGATACTGGCCTGCCATGACGGAATGACGCGCCTCGGACACACAACAATAACCCGCCTGGCAGCGCCGAGTTTTTGCGCGACCCAGATGGCGCCGTATGTTTTCCCGCAGCCAGGCTCCCACGCGAGCAAAGCACCACCGCCATCTCGAATCGCGGTGACGGTGCGGTTGATTTCTCTTTCCTGCGCCCCAGTGGGCCGAATGTTAATCATTGAAATTCGTCCAAACGATCACTAGGAGACAAATGGTGAGCATGAACATGAGACATGTCATCTGCTCTTTCCTTTCCGATATGACGAACCCCGCCCCATTGGCAATAACGGGACGGGGTTCGCTCTGTTGGGTCAGTGGGCGATGACGTGACGCTCCACCGCAGCCCAGTAGGCATCCTCGTCAACATCCACCACATAGTAGGGGGTGCCAGTTGAGGAGAAATACTGTCCAATCACATCGTCGGCGATTGCAGCAACATCGTAGTCGTCCATCTGGTCCAGCGTGGGGATGATGTCGTACATGATGACGTCATCCCGGGTGCTGCGACGAGCGATAGTGTCCATAATTCTCTCTCTTCTCTCTGTACTGTCACCGTTCCTCGGTGATGGCTCTAGTATAGGCGGGCCGCGCACGCCCTCGTCAACCCACAGGAGCATGACCTGGCTCACATCTCCAGGTGGAGGAGAGACAACGCCTCACCCACAGCCACAGTCACGTCGCCACCGCACTCCAGTAGCCTCATACAATCAAAAGCTGTGTGCGCCCGCCCGTCCGCAAGCGGATCATCCGCATGATGCGAGAAGACCAGACCGCTGTCCAGCATCGTCACACCCGGGGCCGTGTCGCCACCACGCACATACCGCCAGCGTCGCCCCACCAACTCATACGGCCAACCAAACAAACCGACAAGATCATTAAACCCATACTTTGAATTGAACTCGCCAATCACACCACCATAGCCGCCATCGGGCACAGAAGACAAAGAAACATCATCGCTTCTCTCCTCATACCCGATGTTCTCCAGCCATTTATCGACATTCAAACGGGCGCCGTCAATGAGCCAATGACGCACCCTCAGACCAAGGCGATGCGACGGCAGGAAGAAAGCTCGGGACGCCTCAGCGCACGACCCGTCCCACTGGGCCACGGGCCCCAGCACACTGAAGCACGTCCGGCCGATCGCTTCACTTTCCCCCGCAGTCATGCTGCGAGTGCACGGCAGGACAACGCGGAACCTTGGGGACGGGAAAGACGACGACGCCGTCTCCCACACAATACCGGCAAGATTCGCCGCCCACATGCGATCCCCAACGAAATCTTTCCGCGACCCATGATCCGCGTCCAAAACAATCGCCGACCGGGACACAAAATTCCTCTTCCGCCGCCTACCCCCAGAAAGAATGCCAGCAAAAAAAGCAGGAGCATCATTCTTCTCGCACTTCGAGGGCGCCTCACACAAGGCAGCAAAATCACTCAAATTTACGCTAGTGGCACGCCACCCTGTGATGGAGCGAACATTGCCCGCTACCATCACAGGGAAACGCGCCCCGAAAACATCACTCACTGTACGACGGTTCCGCTATCTGATCCCGCAGAATCGCCTCCACGAGATCATTATCCACAATAGCCCCTTCCGTCTGAAACTTCACGCCCCGACGAAGAATATACTGCCGATACTCCTCCACACTACGAGGAGACAAATTCTTCGCCTCCAAAACCTGATACAAACGCGTCTCAGTCGGCGGATTACTACTGAAATCATCCACCATACGCGTCAAATCCGGAACAAAAACATAATCAACCATTTTCAGTGCGTCAGGCAACCAGAAATCGGACGCCAGACTGAAAGCTTTCCTCACAGCAGACGACGACACGCTCATCTGCTGCTCGAAAAGAGACAGAATAGCGGCCACGCGCATAATATGGTTCCCCATGCGGTCAATGACCGCCTGCACCGCCCGCTGGAAAGGCGACTCACGGGCCGCTTCCCCAGCCCAGGCTCGCATCGTTTCCACCCAAACATTCCGGGCCGACTCGGTCACGGTCATAGTCATTGGTGTGTTGACGGACCAGAACTCGGTGGCGCAAGTGACAGTGCCACGGAATTCGTGCTGCATCATCCCCAGCATATTGGAAATGTGCTCGGAAGCATGCTCAATAAAACCATCACCACCATTCGCGCCCTGACGATTGTTGGTGACCCATCCGAAAGACGAAGGATCAGACCGGCGACCCCCCTCATCCAACGCAAAAAGAATGCGCGGACCCCACCCAGTCTCAAACAAAGACTGTGACATGTTATCGACTACGTCGCCGAGAATCCCCGTGCCGCAGAAAGCAAGAGAATGAGGAACTCTCTCACTGTCCGCCCGCCTGACGCCGTCATCACCAACACGCACGGACTCAACCGTTTTACCCGAGTAAACATCGGTCAGGAACCCGATGAGCCCGCTACGATACCCCTCCCCCTGTGACGCGGAATACATATTCTGTAGTTCGTCCACAAACATGATAGACGCCCCGCCCGGCCGCTGCGCCATCCGAAGATTCAAACCCTCAGCCGTCACATTAGACCCGAACAAAACATTCGCCATAAGAGACCGCTCGCACGGGCTATTATCAATACTGTTCAGCAAGTCCTTACGATCAGCCTCAAACTCGGCGATACGATTATTGATATCGTCCCGCTCTGTCCGATACTCGTCAATATCAATACGGCCGCCCTTTCTCTCCAGGGATTCCAAACGACGATACAGCATGTGGAGCGCCGAATCACACTCCCGCACTGCCGCCAAAGACTTAGACGAATCCCACCTGAACGCGTCCACGCAATCGTCAAAGAAACCGCGCACCAAAGACTGTGCCGTAGTCTTCCTCGACAAGGTGGATGCCCCTAGGCAGTGCGAATACAGTGTCAACGGCACCATATTCTGCGCGTTCGCGGACAAATGAGTCCTAGCAGACAACGGGGCGGACACCATCGTCAAGAAAGTCGTCCACAGAAACCGGGGCGGCGTCTCCGGCGACCTGGACTGCAAATAGTCAATAACCCTATCAGCGAACCAATCATAGCGCACACCCCCGTCCGGGGACGCGAACCCATAATCCGCAATCTTCTCAACACTCAATTATTCTCCACCTCCACGCGAGTGATGAAACTATTGAAAGCTTCAAGAATCTCGGCGCCGTCGAAAGTGTAGCCGACGTCGAACACAGGGCCCCAATAACGGTTCGTCTGCTCGAAAATCGCCGCCTTGTAACCGCGAACAGTATCCGCCTCGAAAATAAACCTATGCCCGAACGACACGACCACAATGTGGATGCTGTTGTTCCAAGCGCTTACTTCCAGGCCGAGCGAATCATTCCCGCCCGTGCTGGCGTAATTCTTGCACGTCTCAGTGACATGTTTCAGGAATTCCCAGTCGAATAGCTTGATCATTTGCCCCCCCCACCCCACAGTTTTGTCTTGATTTCGCCGAGCAGCCCCCGAAGCTTCCATGCCTCGCATCTCCCCTTCATCGTTGTTATTGTTTCGTCTGTGTCACGATCCCGAATGCCCACCGAATACTCATCCCCTACGATGGAGAGAGTGCACCCGTACCGTTTCCCGGTGGCGTCCAAATAGAGGACAGGCAGATCACTATCCACTATGGCATCCTCCCCAGTATCTAACAGGATGGACTCACAGTGCGGATCATTGAGCATCTCCACCACGAATTCGGTCACGATGGGACGCAGCTCGTCGCTAATCACGACTCCTCATCTTCCCTCATGCCGGCCAGCTCTGCGAAACGATTCATAGCATGGACGATAGTGGCCCGGTCAGCGTCGCGTTCATCCAAAAGTACATGATTCGATATCTGAATAACACGAACCCGCCAACTCTCACCTTTCGTGACAACAATCCTGAAGACAGTCCTATCGACAGGATTCCTGGCCATCGCTTTGAAAAGAGCCATGGAAAGGCGGCCAGCGTCATTATGGCCCTGCAAAGCGGTGATCGAACACTGAGGCCACTGGGCGAAATCACCGGCACAACTAGCAAGGAAAGCAAACATAGCCTTATCGGTACTGGAGTCACTCATTTGTCGGCCGCCTTACTGCGGTTAGCCGCGACAGTCAAAGCACGGTGGACGAACTCACCGACACTCTCAGGAGGAATCGCGGCGCCCTTTCGCTTAATGGACCTCGCCCGCACAGTGTTACCGGCGACCACGATACGGCAGGTGCTGCCGATAGTGATGATGCCGCCATCGTAAACCTTGCGGGCGGGCGCATGTACATTGAACTCGTGGCGGCGCCCGTCATTATTCCACTCACGGACCGCCTGAGAGACAACCGTTCCGAAAACTGTACCCATAATGCTTCTCTCTTCCCGAATATTGTGATGGATACTACTATTTACTGTTGAATGGCACGCGGGTTAAATGTTGGAGCCGATCACCTCCTCCGCCGACACACCCACTAGATCACACAGATCAACTAGCCTATCCCTGGCGTCAGACCGGGCGCACTCCCATGTAGCCGGATCCTTCTCACTGCCACGCATTTCTTCCAGGCAAAGAATGAAATCGTACGCCAGACGGGCGCCCTCCTCTTCTATCTCCTGTAACTTAATACGCTTGCGAATCCACCTGACCCCAACCTTAGTAGTCTCACCGGCAGTGACAGCTTTCCGCCACCAAGCATCCGCCGTCGTCTCTTTCGCACTGAAATACCATGCCGTCGGCCTACCATCATCAAACACATACGTTTCAATAACGCCAGCCCTAGTGTCCCAGATCATGACGGTGAAACCGGCGCTATCGTGATGGCAGGAAGTGGCGGGAGGCATATTCTCCCGAATAAACCCCATCTCAACATCCCGATCAGTCACCCCTTCATTATTGGGGCCAACATATTCAAACCAAAGCACGATTCTCTCCTCCCTTACCTGAAAATGCGGCAGTGTCAGACGACACTACTGCCAAGAATCTGCCGAATTAGGGCACAGAAATCCCTCCACGCCCTGTCCATAGCGTCCGACCGGTCAGGAGAATCCAACCTACCGGGGGTAAATTCGACACCGCCACTACCCGCCCCCAAATCAATCTGCCCAATAATCTCACCATTGAAATAGGCGACAATAACAGAATCCCCCGCCATCGCAAGAGCGATACCACAAGCGTCCGCCTCCGAAGCGAGACGATCCATGACAGAAGCGCCCACAGCGAGACGATCAAACATTTCCTGCAACCTATCCGCAATGTCCTCAGTACGGACTACACCAATGTTGGCCTCCCAGCTAAGAGTTTCAATATTGTCCTCGATTAACGCGACCTCACCAGAAACGAACGTCATCTCACCCATCGGTGTCGCGTAAATGTGGAATCGTGAAGAATGCGTGAGCGGCCCCGCCAACCTCCGCCGAGTATTGCCCACGACAGGAGCGCTGGGACGCGAAACAACAGGATCGCGAGAGAGATCGCCCACAAAGTGGTCCCAGATGGGACGCTTAGACTCTTCCTCCCCAGCGAACGGGGCGACGTCCAGCTCGACGCCGCTTCGCCTCATAGCAACCATCATGGTGCCAATCGTCGCCCCACCAGACGACACCACCAAAGTCGAAAACTCATCCTCGCCAACATAGAGACCATGCTCATCGGCCAAGGTAAGAATGCGATCATAAACCTTCGCCACACCCACCATGAAAGCCAGTCCCTCATTAGCGGAACAACGGTCATCAGGAAATTCAGGAAGATGGGCGGGCACAAAGCGATTGGGCACAATGCGATTGGACAGAAGAATATCCTCCTTGTCCATTATCTGCACTGTGCCATCCAACCAAACACCCTGCGACCAATTCGTGACATCAATGATGAAATGCGCGTCATAAAACACGACGTGTTCCCCCTCTTTCCCTAGTGCTTGTGTTGTTCGGAATTGCGGGGGGGTCACCGTACCCCGATTGCACCCCACAGAACCCAAATAGCCGCCACGACACCGAGCGTCCCGACAACTGCGAAGCACGATGCGGTCAGGTAGATGACGGCAGCCAGAATAATTTCGCTGCTCCGTCCCAAAGGGCGGCGGGGCGTAACATTGGTGTTACGTGGTGCCGCGTGCCTCATGGTCATAGTCTCTTCTCTTCCCCTGTGATGGTCTTGGTTGTGTTGCGAGGCGCCTTACTTCGCCCCGTCGGGCTGCTGTCTTGCTCCCGATGGACTTAACTCTAGGGCCCTGGCGCCCGCCTGTCCACCCCCCAGGGTGAGACGTCCAACACACTCCGAGGTGCTGGTCCCCAACATGTCAGCCCATCACCCCCGGAACATCGGACAGTGGGCCACATATGATCGCGTCCTCCGCCCGTGCGATCACGAAACGGAGGACGCGATATCAGTCCAGTTCAGTCAAAACCCTTCAGATCAAGTGAGTTGGCATGTCATTGTTGACCTCTGCCACACCGTCTCAGACGACGTCAATGCCCTTCTCCTCCAGCACACTCCCAATCTCCTCAATATTCTCCTGATTCACGCCGGCAACGCTGATGCCGCACTCAATCTCACCGTCACTGCGCTCAATAACTTCAACCTCAAGCGTGACACGATCCAAACCAAAGATGATTGCCCTGCCCAATAGTGCGACAGGCCGCACGTCCACGTATCCGACAGTACGGAGAATGTCGAGGGCGCGGATCATCATGTCAGCACCACGTGTAACAGCGGCGAGCAGCGCCGTCAAATGTTCGGGCGTCTCTCTTTTGTCGTTGACGCTCACCTCGTAATCCGTTCCGTCCATGTGCTCGATCAGAATTGCGAAGTGTGACCCTTGCCCGTTCAGCAGTTCGTTAGTCCTACGCACGTCCATGTGTCGGACGAGCATTCCCTCATCTAGCGTGTTGTCCACTATGTGCGTCCTCTCTTTCTCGCGTGCACCGACCTTTGGTGGTGCGTCTATCGTAGAATAACGGTGGTGGGTGCTGTCAACACCCAGAGTGTGTGAGCTGTGCCTCAGGAGGGTGGAAGGGCGGCGGGTGATGAGGGAGTGACGACTTCTGCGCCCGCGGCTTGCGCTGCCGCTCCGCCCGTGTCACCATAGGGGCATGGATGCCTCAACCGCCCCCGAGCCTAAAGTCATGCTAGCCCTCACGCTCCGCTACGCCGAAGACAACGAGGAGGCCGCCGACAAGTACCTGCGTGCGGCGCTGCGATTCTTCATGTTCGACCTCTACCCCTACGAAGCGTTCAAGCTAGTTCGCGCTTTCATCGCCGATACCACGGACAACATCCGAGACCTCGATGGAGAGGGGGTGGCGAGCCGGATCGACGTCGCGCTGCGGCGGCTGACCGACCGCGTTGAGGCCGATAGGCCCTTCATGGCCGAGCTGACCGCACTGGGCGGCTGAGCCGCCCATCCCACCCTTACAATGTGACAGAGCCCCCCCCGGGTCTTGTGCTAATACAAGGCCCAAAGGCATTCTTATACCAACGGAACAACACAACCGACCAGGAGGAAAAGAGAAGATGAGCACCATTCACCGCAGCGAGGACCCGGTCCTCGAGACCATCGAGTTCGGCGTCATCTACCGGGTCCACGCTCCCCGCACTGGTGACCCTTGGACCCTCTACACGACGGGCGACGACTGCGGCATCGACTCGATCGAGCCGCTTGAGGTGCCTAATGGATGGGATGACGCCTACGAGTACGCGATGGCCGACACGGACCTTTGGTCTCGAATCGCCCGCCTCGCCCGGGACGCCTATCTCGCTCACGCCAACCTCGAGGTCGCCCTCGTCCCCGTCGTCAACGAGGAGGCGGATACCGGCTCGCGCGCTCTGCTGTACCGGAATTCCTGACCCTACTGACCCGACCGGCCCGAGGATGACGAGGCCCCACTTCCGATGAGGGGGTGGGGCCTCAGTGCGTCTCAGGTGGTGGAAGGGCGGTGTGTGATGGGTGCGTGTGGTGTCGGCCATCATGGTGCTGATCTTTCACAGTTTCCGCTAACCTTCCGTTCACCTTGTTCACCTTCCGTTTACTTTCTACGCATGTGGGTTGTTTGCTAGCAACCGGCGTTCTAGGATGAAAACACCCGTTTGTGTTACTACAATGTTGGTGTGTGTCGTCACACTTTCTGCGGTTTCAGCAAGGGTTGCGGCGACATGTTTTCGCGCGATTACAACGTTTAGTCCTCGTTTGTGATTGTTTGTTGGCAGTGTTTGTTGTGGTGACTTTGGTCCCGTATGCTACACTCGAGTAGACGAATCGTCGAAGACGATCGGCGGCGCAGCCGCTGAGGAGCCCTAGCGACGCAAGCGAGCGTCAGCGTCGCCTGGTGTTTTCGACGGGCTCGCCACTGTGTTGGGCCCGACCTACACTCTTAAAAGAGTACTAGAATTAGACACTGTCTAACACTCCTAGACGGTGTTTAATTAGGAAATATGTGTTGTGATGTAATTAAGGGCGGTAGTGTTCAATGTTGAATACTGTTGCCGTTAATAACGAACAGTGTGTGGTGGACGCAATGAACTGATGTGTGGCAGAAGAAACACACACTGCATTAAGTAGACAAACCAAAACATCAGGGCGTGCGTTGTGTTACGTGCGTGCTCGCAAAGCTGCGCGCGCACTACACAACACACGCCACCACACAAAACAAAACAAGAGAAGAAAGGCGGGGGGCAGAGAGCAGAGAGCAGAGAGTAGAGAGTAGTGTTAGACGGTGGAGGCGCTCGTCTCGCTGACGCTGCGACGCGCCACCACCTAACACCAACACGAAAGAGAAGAGAAAAGAGTAAAGAGAAGGAATAGCAATGAGCAGAACAAGCATCCGAGAACACAAACAATTCAGAAAACAAGTACTAGCCAGAGCACAACAGCTCGGCATCACACACTGCCCAGCATGCGGAGTCAAACTCCAATACACAAACAACGGCGAACGCAAACCCAACAGCGCTGAGGCAGACCACATAATCCCCGCCTCGTTAGGCGGAACCAACCACCCAGACAACGGGCGAGTATTATGCGCCAAATGCAACAGCAGACGAGGCAACGGACGAGGAGGCAAAGGAAGAGCACGCCACTACCGGAAAAACGAAGGGGAAAGAGACAGGCTACCCGTAGCTGTCATGCCAACACAACACAGTGATACATGGTAAATCACACCACCGCCATTCAATAACAGAAGAAGAGCGGGTGATGAAAGAGCGGAGCTAGAAGAGAAGAGAAGAGAAGACAGAACAACAAGAGAACACAATGGTGTTCGGGGATAACGCGCGTGCTCGCAAAGCTGCGCGCGCACTACCCCGAACACCAACACAAAGAGAAAGAGAAAAAGAGAGAAGCGGACAAGAAAGACAACACAACACCCCACCGCCATTCCACAACACAACACAACATGACGTAACACAACGCACACCACTACAACGCACACCGCAACACAAACGGTGCGTAGACAGTAGACACCACCGCTCTTCTACCCAACACAACCATCACCGCCATTCCACAATGACACAACCCTGACACAAAAACACACCACTAAACCAACAACACTGTGACAGCAAACACAAAGACAGAAGAGAATAGCGGGACCAGTCCCACCACACCCACACACCATCGCCATTCGTAACACACACCACACGCACAACACTGTGCGATAGTAGACAACACACCGCCGCACACCACCACACTTCCTCCGCCCCCTGCAACAGACATGGCAACACAAAACAGAAGAAGGGCAGGAACAATGCGAAGAGGACGGACCCAATCCGAACGCGGGGACCCCCACGCACCACACGCCCCGCCCTTCAACACGGCCACCACACAAACAACAAGGGGGACGCCGATACTAAACAAGGGGGACACCAACACTAGACGGAGGACCCGCACCTGCACCACCGCCCTTCCATCGCAATGCCACCCCACCTCGTCATGCCACCCCACCATCCACAATGCCCCCACCCACCACCACGACGAGGGGGAAGCGGACAGAGGATACCCCACTGCACGAACAGCACAGAGACACACTCACCACCCACACACCACAACGCCTGGCAACGAATAGCACACGACACGACCGCAGCACTGACGAGTACTGCACCAGGATGGGCAGAGCACTGGCCGCATCACGGACTGAGGTGGACTAGCAGCACACCCCACCGCCATTCCACACACCACACACTGAAGAGAGACGGACACCACCCACTCACCTCACCTCACACCGTTCACGTTCACACAACCAACAAACAATCACGATCAACATGATCAACGATAATCAGTGTTCAATGAATGATCAACGAACAATGAACGATGAACATCATGACGATCAATCATCATCATGATGAACATGATCAACATGATGATGAACACGACGATGACGATGTGATGCATGACATGCATACCAATACCATGCGCCATGCACGGTGCCAACGCATGCCGCAAAGGCAACACAACGCACAAACGCACAAAAATACATAAAAACAAAAGAAATGTTACAAAAACATGCAAAAACATTCAAAGGCATGAAACAACAATGGCGTTCGAAAAAACCATGGCAACAAAACAAGACGAACGCAAGGGATCCCTTAAAGGAGTAAGGGATCCCTTAAAGTAGGACCCACGTCACAAAACAAGACAGGGAACACAACAAAACAAGACACACACCACAGCAAATGTGTGATGGGGGCCACTCCCCCTCCCCCATCCGGCCGCGAACACCCCGAAGGTCTGCCCATCCCTCCCCGCTTGTGGAAAACCCTGTGGATAACTCCAGTAACCCACGTCACAATGTGAGCGCCATCATGTGGAAAACTCTCCAACCTGTGGAAAACCCTGTGGAAAACCCTAGACTTGTGGATAACCCTGTGGAAAACTCTTGCCGGACGTGACACACGCCACCACATATAATAGAAGACATGACAACCCACACAAACACCACAATCACCGTATACGAACCCAACTCCCCCGCACCCATCACAGACGCCACAAACACCGGCAACCCAACCCTCATCCGCCAAGCACTCGCACACAAAATCGCCACCGTCATAGACGACCCCAGAACAGGCGACACCGCACTCACAAAACTCACCGCACAACTCATACAAATCACAGACCAACTCGCCACCACACAAAACGAAAACACCACCACACACACCGCCAACATTCCAAACGAAACACAAACCTGGGACGGCATCTAAAATGAGCGAAAAACACCTATCCGAAATCGCCGCCCACCTCACCCTCCCCGAAAACATCACACACACCGCCTGGCCGCCCGTCCAACGCCGCCTCCAAGAAATGCAATACCCTCTCGACATATGGCAACAAGACTGGCTCAAAGCAATCCTCGCAAAAAGAAACGACGGCCACTACGCAGCCAGCATCGACGGAATCCAAGCATCCATTCCTCGTCAGGTCGGCAAAACATACACAATCGGCGGCCTCACATTCGCACTCGCCACCATCCACCCCAACTACTTCGTCCTCTGGACCGCACACAGAACACGCACCGCAGACGAAACATTCAACGACATGAAAGGAATGGCACAAATCCCCGAAATCGCCCCCTACGTAAACAAAATACGACAAGCAAACGGGCAACAAGCCATCCTCTTCAACAATGGATCACGAATCCTCTTCGGAGCCCGCGAAGGCGGATTCGGACGCGGATTCCACGGCGTAGACATGATCCTCTTCGACGAAGCCCAGATTCTAGGTGCAGCCGCACTAGACGACATGATCCCCGCCACAAACACCGCCCCTGATCCGCTCATCATCAAAATCGGGACACCACCAAAACCAAAAGACCCATCAGAAGCGTTCAGCGAATTCCGCAACCTCGCACTACAAGGCGAAATAAAAGACGGCCTCTATTTGGAGTTGGCCGCCGACTATAACGCCAACAGCGACGACAGGAAACAATGGGAAAAAGCAAACCCATCATACCCGCGCCGCACACCCGAATCCGCCATTCTAAGAATGCGCCGGCAGCTCGGCGAAGAATCATTCCGACGTGAAGGCCTCGGAATATGGGACCGCGCCAACGACAGGCTCGCAATCGACCCCGTCGCCTGGAACACCGCCACAATACGGCCAGAAAACACTCCCAGTGGTATGCGATGGTGCGCCGCAATCCGATTCGCACCCGACGGATCAACCTGCGCCCTAGCCAGAGCGGGACACAAGGCAAACACGCCAACCCATGTTGAACTCTGCACACACCAAGGCGTACGCCGCATGAGCGAGGGCACACAATGGATCATCGACTACATTGCGGACACAAAAGATAGGTGGGCGCAAATCATCGTAGACGGAAAATACGGTGCCGGAGACACAATCGAAAGACTCCGTTCGATCGGAGTACGCCCGCAAGTCATCATCACGCCCACGATCACGCAAATCATAGACGCTTACAGCATGCTAGACGCCTCACTACGCGAAAACACAATCACGCACCTGGACGACATGGAATTGCGGACTGAGGCCGCTTCTGCGACGCCGCGCCCAATCGGAACGTCCGGAGGATGGGCGCTACAAGCCCCGCCCGGCGCCACAGTAGCCGGCCTAGAAGCGTGCACGCTCGCAATGTGGGCCGCACGCACAACAAAAAGACGCCCCCGTTACAAGCCTTATGATAAAATCGAAAACGCCAATAGTAGAAATGATCGTGGCGGCGGAGTACTGTTCCTATGACTGAAATTTATCCTGACGACGGACGACTCGTTAACGCCACGCCGCCACCGACCAGCATTTCAGGACTCCCCAACGAAGACAAGGTAACATTCCTGCAACTGTGGCAGAAATGGCAGCAGCACTCGAACAAAAACAAGCTGCTCTCCGTCTACTATGACGGCCACCGCGCTTTCCAGGACCTCGGTATCAGTATTCCACCGCAAATGACGCGCACCAAAGCCGCGCTTGGGTGGCCTCAGAAAGTCGTCACCATGCTCGCCCGCCGGCACGTGTTCGAAGGCTACTCCCTTAACGGCGCTCCCGACGCTTTCGAAGCAAACGAAATACTCTCCGCAAACAACTACGACCTCGATCTCGCACAGGCGATAACGTCCGCCTACAAGCACTCTTTCTCGCTAATCACAGTGACACGCGGTGACGAAACCATCGGCGAACCGCCCGTCGTCGTGCAAGCCCGTGACGCGGAATGGTCCGCAGCACTATGGGACACTAGGCGTCGCATAATCGAGGCAGCCCTCACAATTGATCAGACCGACAAATACGGGCAGCCGGCCGGCGCCATCATGCACACCCCCACCGCCATTTGGCGAATCGACGCCAAAGAAAACGGCAGCGGATGGAAAGCCGAAAAACTAGGAGACACACCCAACCGCATTTTCGTCGAAGCACTCTGCTACGACCCGCAACTGAACCGTCCTCTGGGGCATTCACGAATCACCCGCGAAGTAAGGTACCTCACGGACGCGGCAGTGAGGACAATGGTCCGCGCAGAAACCTCCGCCGAATTCTTCTCCTCACCGCAACGGTACGTGCTCGGCGCAGAAAGAGCAGATTTTGCCGGCCAGGACAGGTGGTCCGCAATCATGGCCCGAGTACAGGTGCTTGAGCCGAACGAGAACGGCGACATTCCGTCGATTGGGCAATTCTCACAAATGACCATGAGCCCTCACCTGGAAATGTACCGTCAGCTGGCGCAGAATTTGTGCGCGGCCACAAACATTCCTCAGTCCGCCATTGGAGTATTCGCGGAGAACCCCGCCTCGGCCGAGGCGATGCAGGCGGCTGAGGCGGCGCTCGCGGACGAAGCTGAGTATCAGTGGCGTATTTTCACGGCCCCGTTGCGGCGTACGCTGCAGAACATTATTATGGTCCGGGACAAGCTTGACGAGCCGCCGCAGGAGTCGTGGAAGACCTCGGTGAAGTGGACCCCCGCCCGCTATTCCTCGCCGTCGTCTGCCGCCGATTTCGCGGTCAAAATGGTGTCCGCGTTCCCGTCATTGCAGGAGTCGCAGACTCTCATGCGGCGTGCCGGGCTCACCGAGGATGATCTCGCAGACATTAATGCTGAGAACCGCAAGAAGAATGCGGTGTCTTTGCTTGATCGTGCTCTCGCCGCCACGAACAATGAGAACACCGTGGGTGAGAACGGCGAGAACGGCGAGAACGCCGATAATGGTGACGCGGCCAACAACAATGGTGACGATAACGCCGTCAATAACAATGGCGGCAACGGTAATGACAATAACCTGAACCTTAATAACGCGCCCAATACAAGGAACAGGGTTAAGCGCAACATTAAGCTGCCCGGCGTCACCAAAACACCAATAGGCTGATCCTATTATGCTGTCAACCGCAGAAATCGGGGCATACGGGCGAGCCGTAGACTCACTCGTCACACTCGCCCAAAACGATCTACACACGCTCTGGGCGCACGCCGCACGGCAAAGACCCGAGCAAGCGCGCGATCTTCTGCTCGAAATCATGCCCGCCCTCGTAGACCAATACGGCAGTGCGGCCGCTGCAATCGCCGACGAATGGTACCGCGACATGCGCCTAGACCAAGACATCCCAGGCGACGCCCCCACAGTACAAACATCACTCACCCCACAGGGCGAAATCGACGACAGTGTAAGATTCAGCGCGGGCGCACTATACGCCGGAAACCCCGACATCGCCTTATCCTATTTGACCGGGGCGCTCATTCGATACGTCAGCGACGGTGCCCGCTCGCAAATCGCAGACATGACATGGGCCGACTCGGAAGCAATGGGCTGGGAAAGACGAACACGCAACCCACAAGCATGCAATTTCTGCGTCATGCTCACAATGAACGAATGCTACTACAGGTCACAGGGGACGGCGTCATTCGGGGCACACGACAATTGCAAATGCGTCGCAGTCCCCGCATGGGACCCAACCTCCCACGAAGTTCCTGCGAAAGCATACACGCTCGCAGCAAGACACAAAACTGAAAAAGGTCGCAAACGTCACCGTGAACTCGTCTCATCGTGGATAGACACGCACCAAGAGGAGCTCGCAGAATGGCGCACACGGCCAATTGAATGATTGTGCTACAATGCATAAACAATGGTCACTTAAGGAAGGCTGCAAAGCCCAAAATATAGTTGCCTGAAAATATCACAATAACCGCACGGTCAAAATATAGGAAACGCCCAATGAGCGATAACGCCACAAGCGACACGCCAGCCGACAACAACGCCACTAACGACGGTAACGCCCCCACGAACGGGGACAACGCCGCTAGTAAGCCTGAAATCGACTGGAAAAGCGAATCTCGAAAGTGGGAGAATCGCGCCAAAGAAAATCGACGCGCCGCCAACGAACGAGACGAGCTCGCCAAGGCCATCGGCGACAAAGACGCCACAATCGAAGCCCTAAAGGCCAAGGTGGCAGACTTTGAAACTGCCGCTAAAGTTCGCGAATGGTCCGCCAACGCGGCCGCAGAGCACGGTATCAGCGTCGATTTGATCCGAGGAGCCACCGAGGATGAAATCAACGCTCATGCTGCCGCAATCGCCAAGGCATTGCACGACGCTAAGCCGTCTGTCGCCCCCGTGGTGCCCCAGGCCGGAGCCACGCCCGACAATAACGGCGGCAATCTTGCGGAGTTTGCTCGGAACGTTTTCGCCGGCGACTGAAATAACTTTCGCCGCTATTCTAAAAAGATAAAACACTAGAAAGAAACGGAAATTAATTAAAATGGCCGTGTTTGATTCAGGCAAGGCAAAGGTCCTCATGCCTCGGCAGATCGCCGACGGTATCATTACTCGCACCCAGACCCTCTCCACCGTCGCCAAGCTCAACGGTGGAATCCCCATGACTTTCGGCGACGTGGACATTATCACCTTCGATAATTTCCCGCGCGCCGAGTTCGTTGACGAGGGCGCCGAAAAGGCGCCCACGTCTGGTGAGTTCGGCTATGTGACCGCTAAGCCGCACAAGGCTCAGGTCACTATGCGTTTCAACGAGGAGGTCCAGTGGGCCGACGAGGATTATCAGCTTGACGTCCTCAACCAGCTCGCACAGAAGGGCAGTGAGGCGCTTTCCCGGGCCCTCGACCTCGGCCTTTACCACCGTGTTAACCCCCTCACTGGCGCTGTTATTGACGCGTGGACCAACTACTTGACCTCCACCACCAAGAGCGTTGAGGTCGGCACTACGGAGATGGACCAGGCGATCCGCCAGGCCGCCGGTCTGCTCATTAATGACAATGCCGCGCCCATTACGCCGACCGGCCTTGCGCTTGCCCCGTCCGCCGTTTGGGCGCTCGGTAGTCTTCAGACTAAGAATGCTGACGGGACGCCTTCGGGTACTCCGCGTTACCCGCAGATCGGCCTCGGTGTTGACATTGACAATTTCATGGGGCTCCCGGCCGCCGCTGGAAACACGGTTGCCGGCAAGCCTGAGGCGACCGCCGCCACCAATGTTGAGGGCATCGTCGGCGACTTTGTCGACGGTATTCGTTGGGGGATTCAGCGGTCCCTGCCGCTTGAGATCATTCGTTTCGGCGACCCGGACGGTCAGGGCGACTTGAAGCGTAGGAACCAGATTGCTCTGCGTCTCGAGATTCTGTACGCTTGGTACGTTTTCCCGGATAAGTTCGCGACGATTAAGACCAAGGCTGGCGCCTGATAAAATCGCCGTAAAGAAACAAAACACAACCCATCCAAAACAAAATTTTTCCCAGGGGCGATTCTGGAAATGCGACACTACAAGCACCGAGACCACGACATTGTGGTCCATCTCGCAGACGACCACAATGTGATGCTCGGAGACGAATACACCGAAATTACCCCCGGGAATGATGACGCCGGCGAGGCGGACGAGCCCACCTCTTCCCCTTCCTCCTCTCGTACTGCCTCGCCGGCACCCGCTCCCCGTCGGGGACGGGGTCGCCCAAGAAAGACGGCAAAGTGATTCCTGAGGATATTATTCCGTTCGCCACGGTCGAGGATTTGGAGGCTCGGTGGCGGGCGCTCTCGGGCAATGAGCGCATTCGCGCTGACGTACTCCTCGCCGACGCAACCGATCTCATTGTGTCGAAATGCCCCCGTTGGGAATCCGCTACCCCTCGTACGCGAAAGCGAGTGGCGTGTGCTGTGGTGCGTCGCGCAATGCAAGGCGGTGATGCTATCGGCGGTGTCACCGACAGTGGCGGCGGAATTTATTCCGAGCCTCACGGGATTATCGCATCGGAATCGCACACGACCGGCCCGTTCTCCGATCAGTTCACGTATCAGAATCCTGAAGGCGGCCTATACCTGAAACGCGAGGAAAAAGACGCACTCGGCGGGGCTGGCGGCGCATTCGAAGTAGACCTCCTACAGGACTATGACGTGCGGTCCGCTACGGATCAGTTGATCGAAGACATTAACGCGATCAGCGGACAGGAACCGTAATGCTTTCAGGATACGTACCTGTCACACGGCGCAGAAGAGGCCCGGCGTCGAAAGACCAGTACGGGAACCCCGTGCCGGGGCAGTGGGAAAATGTTGCTCTGCCGCCTGCTGTGTTTGCGCCGGCCACATCTACTGAGCCGATCAGTGCTGGTGCAATGCCCGTCACCGTGCCCGCCGCCCTTTACTGGCGGAACACCACAATCGACGTGACCGCCGAAGATCATCTCATTGTAGACGGCATAGAATATTGTGTTGAAGGCCGCCCTTCCCCCTATCCCAAGGGGATGGTTGTGCAGATTCGCGCCAACGAAGATAAGGTGAGCGAATAAATGCCGAAAGTAAAATTCCAGCTCAACAGGGACGGTGTCGCCGATCTTCTGCGCGGCCCTGACGTAGCCCGGACCGTCGCGCTCGAGACCGGGCGCGTAGCCAACGCTGCCGGCCGTGGATTCGAGGGCGAGACGACGCACGGAAATCGTACCCGCGGATACGTCAGAGCGCGCACCATTGCCGCAATGCGTAAACAAGCGAGAGAGCACACACTGGAGCGTGCGATCGGCCTAACAATGGGTGGCGGGAAATGAGCCCAACATACGATCGTGCCCCCACGGTGCCGGACATAAAGAAACATCTCATGGACTTCCTGTCCACGCACATGAGCGTGCCGGTCGTGGCTCGCAGACCTGAGAGTCCGGATCGTCCCTCCGCGTTTATTCGAGTCCTCTCAACCGGGGGTACCGGAGTCACACAGAAAGCACTCTGCACTGCTCTGGAGACGATTGACACTTATGCGCAGTCGTCGGGTGAGGCGATGAAAATTGCGTGCGAGGCCGTGAATGTGGCGCACACAATGCCGAACTATCGGGATGGTATAGTGATGGTACAATCATCCTATCCGATAGAAATGCCCGATCCGGACACATCTCAGGCGAGGGCGACTGCAACATTAACAATTACAGCACACAGGTGAACAAATAATGGCTGTTAACGCTGACAATGCACTCATTTTCTCGTCTGACAATGACGCGCTCTGGCTGGGCGACTACGTCGAAAAGTTTGGCGAGAAGGTCACGTCACTCACCCAGGACCTCTCCGGCGTGACCGGTCTCACCAATGTTGGGTGGATTAGTGAGGACGGGTTCAAGCTGACCTCTGACGACTCCGTCACCAAGATTAAGGGGCACCAGGGTCACGGTGTCGTCAAGACATTCCTCGACTCGTCGGAGACGACTTTCAGTGCCACTCTCCTGGAGACCATGCTCGCCCCGCTCTCTTGGTATCTTGACGCTACTAGCGAGAAGGTCGAGGATGGTGGCGCCGTCAAGGGCGTGAAGATCACCGCCAAGTCGTCCCGTAAGGTCAAGCTTCTCTGCGGTGTCGCTGATTTCTTCGACGTTTCCGGCGTGGGTGCGCAGATTCGTATTGTTTTCCCGCGTCTTGAGCTCGGTGAGCGCGGCGAGATCACTTTCCAGCAGGCTGAGATCACCGGCTACGAGTACAACCTCTCCGTGCTGGGCGACTACATTATCTACTCCGACCACAAGGCGCTGTTCCCCGCCTGATATATGATTCTTCCCCGCTATTTCGTGTTTCGGATGGGTTGTCGCGGAATAGCGGGGAAGATCCAAAACAAACACAACCCATTCAGTTTTATAAAACAATTTGAGGACAACCCATTATGTCTGACAAGGATACGAAGAGCAAGGCAAAGGCCGCCGGAGCTAAGGCGCCGGCCGACAGGTTGGCCAAGACTGAGGCTACGCGCGACCCCATCCACGTGGACTATGAGGGTATCGAGTTCGATATTCCTCCGGAGGCGTTGGAGGATTTCCGCGCATTCGAGGCCCTCGACGCCGGCAATCCGTTCCCGCTTTTCCGCCTCATTGTAGGCGACCACAAAGATGAGGTTTACGCCGCTTTGGAGGACGAGAACGGTCGCGTCCCGATCGACGCGGTGACCGACTTTATGCAGTCAATCGTGTCCGAGGTGGGCGCGGGAAACTGACAATCCTCCCACCACTACTCCGCGAGTATGGGTGGGAGATAGAAGCCGACCTGCAACGATACTACAACACTGATCTTCTTGATCTATATCGAGGCAGAATAACCCCAAGGCGGGTAATGGCGCTCATCGGCGGCCTCCCGCCAGGGTCGACATTCGATAGGGCGCGCGGCGGAGACAGATACTGGTCCGACGAAGTAGCCGCCACAATAATGTCAGCACACAATATTCAGACCACGCTACTCGCCGTCAATGGTGTCAAGAAAGACAAGTGGCCTGAGACGCCGAAGCCGCCGGCTGAAGGGTACCGAGAAACTGGCAATCCCAGAGTGTCAAGCAAGCACGCTAAAGCGCAGAAGGCCAAGGGTGAGAAATGGCTTGCCCGATACGGCAGCTGAGCCGTGTTACTATCGGATAGTGTAAAATGGTTCACGCCAAGACAAACACGAAAAACGGTTTGCTTGGCGTGAACCATTTTCGCTACACATGATTTCGGAGAGGTATCAATGGCCGGATATGATCTCGGGACCGCATGGATTCAGATCAGCCCGTCCGTACGAGGCCTCGCCCGAAATATCAATAGCGAAATCGGCAACGTCGACACTGGGCCGGCCGAGAGAAAGATCACGTCCGGGCTTGGTGGTGCGTTCAAATCGGTAGCGAAAGTCGCCGGCGCCGCGCTCGGAGGACTCGCAATCGGCGGCATCGCCGTCGCATTCGGCGGCGTCGCAAAAGAAGCATTCAATGCGGCCGACGCCACAATCAAATTCAAGCAAACGCTCGCATTCGCCGGTAAAAGTGCGGACGAAATCAACGCACTTACAAAAAGCACGCGCTCCTACGCGGATCGTACGATTTACGAGCTTGACGATATTCAGTCCATTACCGCGCAGCTTGCATCCAACGGCGTAAAAGGCTACGATAAGCTCGCCGAGGCTGCCGGTAACCTGAACGCTGTTGCAGGCGGAAACGCGCAAACGTTCAAAACAGTCGGCCTTGTTATGACGCAGACCGCGGGCGCTGGAAAACTCACCACCGAGAACTGGAACCAGCTTTCCGACGCCATTCCCGGCGCGTCCGGTAAATTGCAGGAAGCCATGAAAAAGAATGGCGCCTACACGGGCAATTTCCGGGAAGCCATGGAAAAAGGCGAGATCACCGCCGAGGAATTCAACCAAGCAATCCTCGATCTCGGTATGGAGGACGTGGCCATTGAGGCCGCTACATCCACCAAAACTCTCGAAGGTGCTTGGGGGAATTTCAAAGCAACCCTTGTGACCGGGGCGCAGGAAATCGCCGAAAAAGCACTCCCATGGATCACCGCATCCCTTGACGCCATGAGCAAAGGGTTCGAAAAAGTATTCAACTGGGTGAGCAATTCATTCATCCCCAGTATTACGAATGCTTTCAACGTTATCCGCAAGGGTGATTTCACGGGCCCGATCTTCTCATTCGAGGAAGACTCGAGCTTCGTTGATTTTCTTTTCCGCATGCGTGATGCTGCTGCTGCCGCGGGAGAGTGGATCAATAAGACGCTCGTCCCGTCGCTGAAGAATCTTAAAGATTTGCTTCTGTCCGGTGATTTCACGGGGACGATTTTCGGATTCGACAAAGACTCCGGAATCATCTCATACATCACCAGCGTTCGCAACAGTTTCGTCGAGCTCGGCAAATTCATTGTCGGAACACTCGTCCCCGGTATCGCTACCGCTCTCAGCACCATCGCGAACAGCACTCTCGTCCAATTCATGGAGAATCTCACCGTCGCTATTCTCAATAGTAAAGTGGCGGTTTACAGTATTGCGGCCGCATTTACGGCATGGAAAGCCGTCATGGTCATGTCCTCAATGCAGCAATGGTTGAATGACATGGAAGGCGTAGCCGGTGTAGCCGGGCGCGTCACCACAGCCATTAACGCAATGACCGTGGCGAAGATCAAAGACACTGTTGAGACCGCGCAGCTCAATCTCATGTACGCCGGCGAATTCCTATCGAATATCGCACGTGCAACGACGCAAATTACGATGCAGGCGGTTGCTTGGGGCCGTGCCACGGCAATGATGGTCCTCCACAAGACGGCGACAATCGCTTCGACTGCGGCGCAGTGGGCATTCAACGCCGCGATGGATGCTAACCCGATCGGCCTTGTTGTGATCGCTATTGCAGCGTTGGTCGCGGCAATTATTGTGGCATGGCAGAACTCCGAAACATTCCGGAATGTTGTCATTTCTTGTTGGGAAGCAATCAAAACGGCCGCCGGTTCTGTGGCCGATTGGTTCGCCGCTAACGTGTGGCCTCTCATGCAGGTCGCATGGGACGGGATTGTGGCAGGCGCCCAGTGGATGTGGGGCGTTATGGTGTCCGTGTGGCAGGGAATGCAGCCCGTTATTCAGGCGGTCATTGACTGGATAGTCGGCACCGCATGGCCCGCACTTCAGGCAGCATGGGACGGGATCGTCGCTGGCGCCCAATGGGTATGGAACGGAATCGTCAGTGTATGGCAAGGAATACAGCCCGTCATTCAAGCCGTCGTCGACTGGATCGTAAATACCGCGTGGCCCAACCTTCAGGCCGCCTGGGATGGCATTTCCGCGGGAGCAATGATCGTCTGGAACGGGATGGTCGCAGCATGGCAAGGGATCAGCGACATAATCCGCCCCGTCGTCGATTGGATTGTCAACGTTGCCGCCCTGTACCTCACCACGGCGTGGGATGCTATTAGCTGGGGCGTGAGTGCGCTCTGGTCTACGATTCAGTGGGCGTGGGACGCTATTTGGGCGGCAATCATGCCCGTCGCCACACAAATCTACAACGACATTTGGCCCATGGTGGTCGGCGCCTTTAACGCGATTAAAGACACCGCCTCCATGATGTGGGCAGATATTCAAATCGCATGGACCGCCATTCAGACCGCAATTCAGCCCGTTGCGGATTGGATTTACAATACGGTTTGGCCGTGGGTTGTAGGCGCGTTCAATGCGATCAAGGATACGGCCGCTAACATGTGGTCTAATATTCAGATCGCGTGGGCCGCTATTCAGGCGGCTATGCAGCCGGTAGTTGAGTGGATCTACTACACGGCATGGCCCTGGGTTGTAGATA